TTAGCCACAGAGCTTGCTTCAAGCCCAGCTATCCCTGTCGTATTTAACAATATGACCTTTGACTCTACAACGGAAGATACGTTTGTTCAGTGTCAAACTAGCTTTGGGTCAGGGTCATATTTAGCTGATGGAGTTAATATTGTTGTTGGTTTGGTTACTCTTAATGTTTTTACAGAAGAGGGTATCGGGGCAGGGTCAAACTTTACTATTTGCAAAAGACTTAGGGACTTATACAATAAGATTACAGTTTCAGATGTTATTTTTGACTCACCTGTGGGGCCTGAGATATTAGCTTCAAGTCCAGAAGGGAAGTTTCAAACTCAGTTGAGAATAACTTTTGAAATATATGAGGAACTTTAATTATGGCAAAACTTGAAATCACAGAAGAAATGCTTGACGCTATCGAAGCTGTTAAAGGTAGAAGGGAAGCAAACTACTGGGACCCTGAGTGCAGAAAATACTATGAGCAACAACAAAGTTTGAAAAAAGATGTAAAAAAGACTGAAAAGAGTTAAACTAAAATAAATATTATTTTTTAATTGTTATGGCTGTTAAAGGTGATGTTGGCAAAATTATGTTTCACAACGCTGCTGGAACAGAGGCTGACATAAGCGATCTTAGAGCATGGTCTTTGACTGTTTCAAAAGATACTTTAGAAACTACAAAGATGGGTGACACTTCAAAGTCTTTTGTTGGTGGTCTTATTTCTGGTGAAGGTTCTGCTACTTTACTTTATAACGCATCTGGTAACTCAGATTATCAAGCTTTCATTGATGATATTTTAACTACAGGTGATGCTGGTGATGCTTTGTTTGAACTTTTCCCAGATTCTGCACAGTCAGCCAAAAAAATTGGATTTTCTGGAATTATCACAGAGGCTGAATATTCTGCAACACTTGGAGAAATAGAAGAAATTGCTATTTCATTCATTACAACTGGTGCAATAACTTCAGCTATATAGTAAATTTAAGATACTTCGCACTTAATTTATGCCAGCACAAAGAACACTTGACACGTTAAAGGCCGCTTTTGATCTAAACCAAAGGCGAAAGTTTGACGTTATGGACGATAATGGCAATCTTGTTGTTTCACTGTACTTTAAAGCCATAACAAGGTCAGATAGAGCAAGAGCCACACAAAGGGCTGGAAGTGATGACCCACTTGTAGTTTCGACACATATGCTTTGTCAGTTGGCAGAGTTAGAAGATGGAACAAAAGCTTTTCACCCCTCAGACTTTGGTAATTTACAAACTGAACTACCAGAAAATGTTTTGAATGAAATCGAAATGTTTTTATTCGGTGTAAATCCAAACGTAACAGTTGAATCCGCAAAGGAAGCTTAAAGGGGGATAACTACTTAAACTTTGAGTTTTTCCTTGCAACAGAACTAGGCAAGACAGTTAGTGAGTTAAGAACACAACTTACTGAAGAGGAGTTGATATTTTTTGCTGCGTATTATGAATTAAAGTATGATAGAGAAAAGAAACAGGCAGATGCACTTAAACGCAAAGCCAAGTATAGTTAAAGGAGTTATTGTTTAGTCGTGGCAGTTTCTAATGTAGAACTCAGAGTCAGTGCTACGCAAGCGATTACAGCGTTAAGAAAGGTTGATACACAAGCAAAAAAGTTTAATCAAACTGTTAATGGGACTGGAAGTAAATTAAAAGACGCAAATTTAGGACTTAGAGTTTTACCTAAAGGATTTTTTGGGGCTGCAAAAGGAGCAAGTGCGGCATCACTTTCTTTTAAAGCTGCGGCTGCGAGTCTTGGGGCATTACTTGGCCCTATAACTGCTGGTATAACTGTTGTTGCGGCATTTGGAAAAGTATTTAGTACTTTAGCTGCACAGGATTTTGCAACTGCAAAAGTTAAAACTCTTGGAGTAGAAGTTGATACTTTAACTCCAAAGCTTGCAACTTTATCTAATGAGCTAAGTGGTCAGGTTTCTCAGCTTGGATTATTAGAAGCATCTTATGATGTAGCGTCTGCTGGCTTTGGTGAGACTGCTGAATTAATAGACGTTTTAAAGGCATCACAGTTAGGTGCAACTGGTGGTTTTTCTGATCTTGCTACAGTTACTGATGCAACTACGTCTGTTTTAAATGCCTATGGTCTGGAGTCAGATAAGGCAGCAAAGATAGTTGATGGATTTGTACAAACTCAGAATGATGGTAAGATTATTGTTCAACAGTATGCACAACAAATAGGTCGTCTTGCTCCTATTGCTGCTGGTGCTGGTGTAAGTATAGATGAACTTAATGCGGCAATATCTAGTGTCACTGCAACTGGTGTTCCTGTTGAATCTACCTTTGCTGGACTACGACAGGTCATTGCTTCAATACAAAAACCCACAGGTGAAGCGGCAAAGGCAGCTAAAAAGTTAGGAATAGACTTTAGTGCGGCTGCACTTAGTTCAAAAGGTTTAGGCGGTGTTTTACAGGAGATTGTTGATAAGGGTGGTGCTAGTGAAGAAACGCTTGCTTTGTTGTTTGGGTCTGTTGAAGCGAGGACAGCAGTTTTACCATTACTTAATGACCAGCTTGTATCTTTCAATAAAAATTTAGAAAATCAAGCAAATGCTCAAAATACTGCGGCTCAAGCTGCATTTACAGCATCTAATACAATACAAGGTCAACTTACAAGACTTGGAACTGCATTTACAAATTTAGCTGGAGAGGGTTCTGAGTTTGGGGCAGTAATTAGAGAAACTTTGAAAGTCGCTGCTGTCACTATTGAAGCTTTAGCGGCTGCTGTAAAGATTGTTTTTTTACCAGTAAGAACTTTGATTGCACTTGTTTCTGAAGTTGGTAAGGCAATAGGTGAGGCAATAGGAGTAGATGCAACCAATGTATTGTTTGATCTGGAACAGGGCTGGATTACAATTAAAGAGGCTGTCACTGCATTTTCTGATTCTGTGATTGCAGTGGGTAAAACAGTTGGGACTGTTATTGGAGGTATTGTCAAAAAATTTGTACAGGCGTTTCAAGCGATTGCAAAATTTATTGATGAAAACCCAGTAGCACAATTTATTCTTAAGTTTTCTGGAATAAAAGTTTTACAGGAAGGAATAAATAAATTACAACAGGATAATGGTTTAATAATTGAAGAAAATACTAAAAAAACAGATAAATTAAAAAATAAAGTTAAAGAAACTGAAACAGCAACTGCTGGATTAAATGAAGCTTTTGTTAAAATTGGTGATTCTATTGCAACAGGTGTTTCTGATGCCTTAGTTGGTGCAATACAAGGGACTAAAACACTAGGACAGGCGGCAAAATCAATATTGATGGATATTTCAAGTCAGTTGTTAAGACTTGGTATAAATACATTTTTAAGTGGGACATTTGGCGGCATATTTTCTTCATTACCTACCTTTGCTGCTGGAGGCAGACCACCAGTGGGCAAGCCATCAATAGTTGGTGAGAGAGGGCCAGAAATTTTTGTTCCTTCCACTGCTGGTACTATTATTCCAAATGACAAGATAAGTGGTGGTGGTATGACAAATAATATTGTTGTAAACGTAAGTATGGAGGGAGGTGTTGAGGCACAGGGAGGAGAAGAGGAAGGCAGACAACTTGGAAGGCTTATTGCAGTTGCCGTACAATCTGAGATAATACAACAAAAAAGAGCAGGGGGATTATTAGCATAGTGGCCACCTTTCCAGACATCAAACCGACCTACGGAACAAGAAAAAATAATGCTCCAATAAACAGAGTCGTAAGATTTGCAGATGGGTTTGAGCAAAGGATTGTCTTTGGCCTTGCACAAAATCAAAATCCAAAAGTTTATAACTTTACTTTTAATGTTTCTGAAACTGATGCTGATACAATCGAGACTTTTTTAGATGCCAGAGCAAACGATCAAGACAGTTTTGAATATACCCCACAAGGCGAGAGTGAGAAAAAGTTTGTTTGTGAAAACTGGTCTAAAAGTATTCCATACAATAACAGGGCAACTATAACAGCAACTTTTAGAGAGGTGTTTGAGCCATGAGTACTGCCCCAATAATTACAGATTTACAAAAAATAAATCCGTCTGCGATTATTGAGCTTTTTACTTTAGAGACAACAGTGGCTTTGCATGGCTCTGCTCAAACCTACAGATTTCATAATGGAACAAGTTTAAATAATAATGGAGATATTGTCTGGGCTGGTAATAGTTATATAAAGTTGCCAATTACAGCAGAGGGGTTTGCTTATCAACGTGGGCAGATTCCTAGACCTACCCTAACAGTTAGTAATGCTCTTGGGACTATTACAGCCATTCTGTTAAATGTTAATCAAGTTACAACAGGAAATGATTTGACAGGCTGCACTGTGACTAGGATTAGGACGCTTGCAAGATATCTTGATAATATTAATTTTCCTGTTACTACAACAAGTTCAACCACAACAACAACGATTGCCGACCCAGCAGACGCTGAATCTGTGACTTATACAGTTACTGTGGCAAACGTAGGTGGCATAAATATATTTTTGATAAATGGTGTTAATAATCCTGTCATAACAATGAAGCGTGGGTCAACTTATATATTTAATCAATCTCATAGCTCAAATGTTGGACACCCTTTAAGAATAAAATCTGATGCTGGAGGGCAACAATCTACAACAAATGCTGGAACACTTGGAACAGATGCAACAGTTACTTATCAGCCAGCCTATCCTGATGCCCCCAGTGATTTGAGATATTATTGTACAGTTCATGGGAACGCTATGGGTAACACAATTACAATGAATAATCCAAACACTACAACCCAAACAACAACGACAGAAACAACTCAACAAGTTAACAATCTAGGCACACCAGACCCCACCGCAGAATTTCCAAGAGAAATATATAAAATCGACAGAAAAGCAACAGAAAACAGAGATTTTGTTCAATTTGAACTTGCTGCTCCTTTTGATCTTGCTGGAGTACGAAGCCCTAAAAGATTATGTACTAGAGACAATTTTCCTAGTATCGGAACATTTATTGCATGAACTGGAAAGAGGCTGCTCTTGCTCATGCGAAAGACCAAGACCCTAAAGAATCTTGTGGGCTTTTGTTAAATATCAAAGGTAAAGAAAGATATTTTCCTTGTAGAAATTTATCAATGACAGCTTTCCAATGCTTTATTATCGACCCAGAGGATTATATAAGGGCAGATAATACAGGAGATATTATTGCTGTTGTTCATAGTCACCCTGTAACACCACCAGTTGCAAGTCAATCCGATAAGGTTGCCTGTGAACAAAGCGGTCTTGCATGGCACATAGTAAACCCCAAAACAGAATCATGGGGTTATCTAGAACCAACAGGCTATAAAGCTCCTATACTTGGCAGACAGTGGGCTTGGGGAGTCACAGACTGCTATACCTTAGTTCGAGACTGGTATAAAGAAAAATTAGATATAGAGTTGATTGACTGGCAAAGACCTACAACATTAGAGGATTTTAATAAAAACCCTATGTTTGAAAAGTGTGCAGAGCAAACAGGTTTTAGAGAACTCAGACCTGATGAAAAACTTATCAATGGAGATTTGTTATTTATGTCGATTTTGTCTAATAACTTGAATCATGTAGCAATTTTCATAGATGGTGATGTTTTACACCATTTAACAGATAGACTTAGTTGTATAGAACCATATTCTGAGTGGTTGCTAAAATGCACAGGAAAGAGGTTGCGTTATGTTGCGTAAAATAAAACTATATGGAGAGTTAGCCAATTTTGTTGGTCATAAAGAATTTGAAGTAAAGGCTGATACTATTAGTCACGCTGTCAGTTTTTTAGTGAATAATTTTGAAGGCTTAGAAAAATATATGAATCCTCGATTTTATCAAGTTAAAGTTGGTGATTATGCTATAGATGAAAAAGAAATATTTTATCCAATAGGTCAACAAGATATACATTTTGTTCCTGTTATTCAGGGTGCTGGTGGAGGTCTTGGCAGAGTTTTAGGTGGTGTTGCCTTGATCGGTATTGCTTTTGCAACTGCTGGTACTGGTGTTGCAGCGGCTGGTGGTTTATTTAGTAAAGCTGGTTTTGCTGCGGCAGGGTTTGGAACAAAAGCTGCTCTTGGTATTGGTGCTGGATTAGCTCTTTCTGGAGTAAGTGAAATGCTTTTTCCTTTGCCTAAAATGCCTGAGTTTTCTAGTGAACAAGACCCCAGAATATCTTTTGCATTTAGTGGGACGCAAAACACTTCGAGGGCTGGAACTCCAGTTCCAATAGTTTATGGTGAAATAATTACTGGTTCTGTGGTTATAAGTGGAGCTATTGACACTCAACAGGTGAGAGCATGACAAAGAAAATCATAAGGGGTGCTGGTGGCCGTCCCAGTCCCCCTACACCACCACAGCCAACAAGAACACCTGATACTCTGCACTCTAGGCAGTTTGCTACTTTTCTTGACCTTATTTCTGAGGGAGAGATAGAGGGTTTTGCTTCGGCATCAAAAGAAGGTTTAACAAAAGGAACAACTGCATATAATAACGCTGCACTCAAAGATGTAATTCTTAACGATACCCCTGTTTTAAAAGCCACTGCTAACTCAGCAAGTCCAGCATCAACTGATTTTAATTTTCAAGATGTTACTTTTAATCCTAGATTTGGAACTGCAAATCAGACAAAAGTTGAGGGGATAGAAAGTAGCTCCTCTGTCACCTCTGTAGGTGTAACAGTCACAGCTTCAGCCCCTGTTACAAGACAAATAACAAATTCAAATGTTGACGCTGCAAATATAACAATTACTTTTCCTCAGATTCAAAAAGCCACAGATAAAGGAGATTTGCTTGGTTCAAGTGTTCAACTAAAAATATCTGTTCAATATAATTCTGGTGGTTTTACAGATATAATTAACGACACTATCACTGGAAGGACTGCTGATGCTTACCAAAGAGACTACAGAGTAGAGTTAACAGGTGCTTTCCCTGTTGATATTAGAGTTTCAAGAGTTACCGCAGACAGCACAGATACAAGTTTAGTAGATTCTTTTCAGTGGACAAGTTTGGGTGAAATAGTAGATGATGCAAACACTTATGCAAATAGTGCCTACGCTGCAATCAGACTTGACTCAATGCAGTTTAGTTCTATCCCTTCAAGGAAATATAGGATTAGGGGAGTTAAAGTAAGAATCCCAGCCGCAGGGGCAAACGGCTCTGGCACACCAACTGTAGATAATGCAACTGGTCGCATAATCTACCCAGACGGCTATATATTCAATGGTGTAATGGGAGCAGCAGTTTTTTGTAGCTGCCCAAGCATGGTGCTACTGGACTTGCTCACAAACACCAGATATGGATTTGGAGATCATATTACAGATAGCAGTCTTGATTTATTTTCTTTTGTTGCTGCAAGTAAATTTGCAAACACTCTTGTTGATGATGGACAGGGAGGACAAGAGGCTAGATTTTCATGCAATGTAAACATTCAAGGAAGTGCGGAGGCTTTTGATCTTATAAACGAACTAGCAGGGGTTATGCGTTGTATGCCGATCTGGTCTGCTGGCAGTATTTCTCTAAAACAGGACAGTCCAGCTTCGGCCTCATACCTTTTTAATTTATCGAATATAACCAGTGATGGATTTACATATTCTGGTAGTAGTCTGAAACAACGTCATAGTGTTGTTTCTGTGTCTTACTTCAATATGGACACTCAGGATATTGATTTTGAGGTTGTAGAAGATGCCAATTTAATAAGTAAGATAGGCACAAGTATCAAACAAGTAAAAGCTTTTGCCTGTACTTCAAGGGGTCAAGCTGCCAGATTAGGTCGGGCAATCCTTTTCGGGGAGGCTAATGAAACGGAGGTTTGTAGTTTTACGACTTCGATTGATAGTGGTATTGTTGTTAGGCCGTCAGCAATCATACAGGTTGCAGACCCTGTTAGGAGTGGATTGAGAAGAGGCGGCAAGATTGCCTCAGTTACATCAACAACTGTTGTTACTGTTGATGATTCTACAAATACAAGTCTGCCATCTACAAACAATGCAAAGCTGTCTGTTGTTTTACCAAATGGAACAGTAGAGACAAAGGATATTAGTTCTGTTTCTGGTGCAACAATTACTGTGGCAAGTGCTTTTTCTCAAGCTCCAAATGTCAACGCAAATTGGGTAATATCAGATGATACTGTTGAAACACAGCTATTTAGAGTGATAACAGTTGAGGAAGTTGACGGCATCAACTATTCAATTACAGCTTTATCTTATGTAAATGAAAAATATGCTTTTATCGAAGATGGGTCAACATTGCCAACAAGGACAGTATCAATATTAAATGAACTAAAAGACCCACCAACTGCATTACAGGCAGAGGAAAAGATTGTAGAGATAAACAATGCGGCTGTATCAAAATTGATTATTAGCTGGCAGCCTGTTCTCGGTGTAACTCAATATCAAGTTAACTACAGATTTAATAACGGCAACTTTGTTTCCACAACTGTTTCCAGTCCAGATTTTCAAATATTTAATACTGATATTGGAACTTATGAAATTCAAGTATTTAGTTTCAATGCAGCTTTGCAAACCAGTGCGACCTCTGCGGATTTAACTTTTAATGCTGTTGGTAAAACTGCAATCCCAGCTAACATTACTGGATTAACTGCTGAACCAATAAACGAAAAACTAATCAGACTTAGATGGAACCAACCTACAGAACTTGACGTAAAATTGGGCGGTCTTATCCACTTACGTCATTCTCCTCTGACGGACGGAAGCGGTACTTTTTCAAATGCAACAGATTTGATTCAAGCTTTGAGTGGTGTTACTACCTCTGCGGAAGTTCCATACCTTGAGGGTGAATATATACTTCGCAGTCAGGACTCAGGAGGCCGATTCTGTGCTGGAGATACAAGCGTCATCATTGACTTGCCTGATAATCAAGATGCTTTACTTACACAAACTAGAAGAGAAGATACTGACAGTCCTAAGTTTCAAGGAACAAAAAATAATGTGGCTTTTGATGCAACAACCAATACAATCAATCTTGTAGGTGGTGGTAATTTTGATGACATAACAGATTTTGATGCTGTTGGTTCACTTGATGACTTTGGTGGGATTCTTCCTGAGGGAACTTATGATTTTGGTGGAACTGCTGGTGGAGATACTTTAGATTTAGGTGCTGTGTTTAGTGTTGATTTCAAACGTCATTTTTTGACCGAAGCTTTTTATCCTTCAGACTTATTTGATTCCAGAGGGCTTATTGATGACATTACAGACTTTGATGGGGCTACAGCTACAGAGGTTAACGCTGAAATGCTTATTAGGGTCACACAGGACAATCCATCTAGCTCACCAACTTATACAGGTTTCCAGACCTTTGCAAATGGAACATATAAAGGCAGAGGATTTCAGTTCAGAGCAAAACTTACAAGTAATGATGTTGCTCAAGATATAAAAGTTTCTCAGCTTGGATATACTGCAACTATTCAAAGAAGAACAGAACAGGGAAATCTAACAGCTAGTGGGGCTGGGGCAAAGGCAGTGACTTTCCAGCACCCCTTTTTTGTGGGTACTTCTTTAACTGAGGGTGGTGCAAATGCTCACTTACCATCAATCGGCATAAACGCACACAATATGGCCTCTGGTGACTTTTTTGAGATTTCCAATATATCTGGGACAGGTTTTACTGTACACTTTAAGAACTCCTCAAATGCTTCGATTGATAGAAATTTTACTTATCAGGCTGTCGGATTTGGTAAAGGAGGGTAGAATATGCTCAAGGTGATTTTCTAAATGGCTCAAGTTTCGGACTATACAATCGCTAATGGCACAGGCTCTGCCGTAAGAACTGATCTCAATAATGTCTTTGCCGCCATACAGAGTTTGAACAGTGGGTCAGCAGACCCTAGTGGTACACAGGTTGCTTTCCAATTATCTGTCAATACGACCTCTAACCTATTAAAACTTAGAAATGCAAGCAATAATGGATATATTGAAATTGGTAATGTAACTCAGGCAAATTTAGGTCTTGCTCCAGTGGCAGGGGCAACATTTACTGGGGCTGTTATTCATAACTACACAACAGCATTAAGGATTCCTGTTGGAACTACTGCTCAAAGATCAGGCTCACCAGCTACAGGAGATTTAAGATTTAACAGTACTTTAGGTTCTGCTGAAATCTATAACGGCTCTGCCTTTGCTGCTGTGGGAGGCGGTTCTGGCACTACTGGTGGCGGCTCAGATGAGCTATTTTTGGAAACAGATCAAACAATGACAACAAGTTACACTTTAACTTCAAATAAAAATGCAATGACTATAAGTCCTGTTATAAATAGTGGAGTCACCCTTACTGTGCCATCTGGTGCAATCCTTGTTATTCTTTAATTATGGCATTAAACATTAACGGCACTACTGGTATTTCTGGAGTTGATGGGTCAGTTTCCGCACCAGCATTAACAGGAACGGATAGTAATACTGGTATAACATTCCCTGCTGCTGACACTATCAAGTTTTCAACTGGTGGTGTTGAAAGAATGTCTATTACAAATAGTGGTGTTACTGGTGCTGGAGGCGGTAAAATTCTTCAAGTTGTTAATTTAGAGAAAAAAGATACAACTTCTTTAGTGAATAACAATACTAGACAAGATATATCAGGAATGACTTTATCTATTACACCTACTGCTGCGTCAAGTAAAATTTTACTTCATAGTGATATAAATCTTGGAATACCTAGTGGAGGTTATAATGTACCGATATTTCTTATGAGAAATGTTGCAGGAGGTTCATATACAGATGTTGCACAAGGCACAGATTCTTCTGGCTTGTCAGAAGCACAACCAGCAACGGCGGGTATCGGTTCAAACTCTGGTGGACATATAAGTGATGGCCCGCTTCATACCTCCTTTCTTGATTCACCTTCATATTCTGTAGGTCAAGTTATCAATTACAAATGGCAATGGCAAACACCAAATTATAATAATATTACTATTTATTTAAATAGAAATCATATACAAACTAATTACCCATATAACATTTGGAGATCATCAAGAATTATATTAATGGAGGTAGCTGCATAATGGGATTAGATCACGAGGCGATACAAAAAGCGTATCCAGATGTTTCAATGATTGATGACAGTTTGGGTGCTTTTAAAGCTGACGGAACAAAAATTAATTTAATTCAAACTGATATTGATAATGCTAGAGCAACGATAAATTCTGATTATGCAAAAGTAAAATATAAAGATGACAGACAACCTTTATACCCACCTCTAGAAGATTTTGCAGATGCAATGTACTGGAATAGTAAGGGAGATTCGACTAAACTAGAAGCATACTACGCTGCCTGTGAAAAGGTAAAAACTGACAATCCAAAGCCTAGTTAACTATGACAGCAAAGATTAAACTAAACGCAGCATCAGGAGGTGGGTCTTTCAGCTTACAAGCACCTTCATCATCTAGTAATAACAGAGTTTTTACGTTGCCAGATATTGCAGATGCAACAATGGCAACTGTAAATGGCATAACAATGGCAGATCAATGGAGAATAAATGCTGATGGAACTTTAAGTCAGAGTTCCGTAGATGTATTTTCAGCTAATTGGGAAAGAGTAGATACAGATGGTTATGCTCAGTTAGGTACTGGCATGACAGAATCATCTGGAATATTTACATTTCCTTCTACTGGTATTTATCAAATTACTTTTAATATGCCATATGGAAGAAATGGTGGTTCGACATATTTCGGACAAGCAAGAATAGAAACAACCGAAGACAATTCAAGTTATGACCTTGCAGCAGCAGGGTATGGTTCATTTGGACAAAACTTTGGAAGAAATACTGCAACTGCTGTTTTTATATTTGATGTTACCGACACTTCAACTCATAAAGTAAGATTTAGTGGCTATTCAGATAATGATAGTGTTAGATTCTTTGGTGGAACTGGTGCAAACCTTAATTCTGCTACCTTTATTAGATTAGGAGACACATAAATGAGATCAGACGGAAGAGCAGATCACATAGAAGATTACCTTGTAACAGTTCGCACTGGACAATGGTTTGGCTGGAGTAATTCTTCAAATAAAATTTATGCAAATCTTATAGTGCATGATGGTGGCTCTAAACCCACTGAAAAAGAATGTACAGATGGACTTACTTCATTACAAGCTGCATGGGATTTAGAAAATGATAGTTATAAATCTCAACGTAGATCAGAGTATCCAAGTATTGAAGATCAGCTTGATGACATTTATCATAATGGTGTAGCTGCTTGGAAAACTACCATCAAAGCCATTAAAGACAAGTACCCAAAACCTAGTTAATTATGTCAGAGATCAAGGTCAATTCGATAAAAGGGGTAGGAGCTAGTTCTGCTGCTATTACTGTCAATAATGCTGATGGAACGTGTACTGCCAATATTACTAATAACCTAAGTAACCGTAATTTAATAATTAACGGAGCCATGCAAGTTGCTCAACGTGGTACGTCATCTACAACAAATGGTTATGGTACTGTTGATAGATTTGAACATAAATATGCTGGAACGGATGAAGCTCCGACATTTTCACAAGCTGCTGTTTCAAGTGGAACAACACCTTATACTTTAGGATTTAGAAAAGCATTAAAAATCACAAATGGAAATCAAACAAGTGGTGCGGGTGCTGCTGATGAATTGTATATAAGATATAAAGTTGAAGCACAAGATTTAAGAACAAGTGGT